TAGACAAATACTACAAAGTGCAACGGCAGCAAAGGCAGCAATCTCTGTCATTAATTACGATATGTTAGGTTATGGTTCTGTACAAGTTGCAACAACAATGGTAAACGTTCTTCTTGATGGGATTTCTATCTGCATCGTATTCAACTATCCTTTTAGCATTGTTTATGTCCTTGACTTTCTTTCTAATGTCTGTCTTGATGAGATGGTCCATTATGGAAACTCCTAATGTTCCACTTCCCGCGTCTATGTAAGTCATTCTCATATCGTAACGTCTGGCTAGTTCCATGATCGTTGCTTCTGTCTCTGTGGTTAGTTTCTTCCTTTGGATTATGTTCTCAACTTGAATGATTACGTCAGAACGCCTGTCTCCAATCGCATAGACAATGTTAAAAGGATAGTTGAATACGATGCAGATAGAAATCCCATCATGGTTAAACTTCAAAAGGAAGACCTCTACGACAATCTTCGAGCATTGGGAGAACAGGGAAGAATTCGTTTGTTGGACGACGACGAAATCAAATATAGTTTAGCATCTGTTCAATACGAATACGTTATGAAGCCAGGACAACCAACTAGGCTTAGAATCTGGTCTGACTACGGACATATTGCAGAAGCACTGACAAGGATGGCTCAGTGTGTAAAGGAAAAGATTAATAAGTTTCATATCTCTTATATTTGAACATGGGAATAAAAACCTATGGACAAATATATCTCTCAAGACGATGCAATAAAAGACCCAGCGTCTACTAAAACAGTTATTTCTAACGGAGAGTTTGCAGTTACCGAAGCCATTCACCTTTTAATTTCTAAACTTGAGCAGTTGAGGACAAAGAAATGGTAGTAACACTATGCACGAGCGGAAGTGTAAAGTTGAAAGCTGGAACAGATTTGCCAACTTTTACAGATGATCAATACACTGAAATAATCAATCAAGCAGAGGGACAAATCATCGCAGACACTAGAGTTAATTGGGTTTCTGGAAGTGTTTATGATAATATGAATCCTGCCTTTAGACAAATACTACAAAGTGCAACGGCAGCAAAGGCAGCAATCTCTGTCATTAATTACGATATGTTAGGTTATGGTTCTGTACAAGTTGCAACAACAATGGTAAACGTTCTTCTTGATGAATATGATAGAGCTGTGGCTAAACTCAAAGACCAAAATATCTATTCTCCATTCGGGGGTTCACCAATAACAACATAATGGCAAACTTAGATGTTAAAATTCCAATCTTAGGGACAGGAACAATTCAAACTTTAAATTTCAATGAAGTTGCAGATGGGGTTGGACTTCTAGAAACATTCGCAGCGAAGGAAGACACAACTTACACATTAACAACTTTCGCTCCTCACTCCGAATTAAATACAATAGCTGAAAGCAGAGTTATTGCAGGAACAACTTATACTACTTCTGGCGGAACGGTTTATAATTTCACTTTAGGAACTTTCCAACTCCCAAAAACAATTAAGGGAACTGCATACGTAGAAAGTTTTGAGGATTACTCTAATATTGCAGGAACAGCAACACTTCAATCACAATTAGTATTCGCTCTGACGAAAAACGGAACTGAGTTTGTCTCAGGTTCAACAACTGCCGTAACTGTGCCTAATGGGGGTGCAACTTCAGGAAGTATTTTTTTAAAGATTCCAATAACAACAGAGCAGAAGTTCAAAAGAGGAGACCAGTTAGGAATGAAATATTATGCTTTGGGAAAAGAACAAAGTCTTGCAGGTGGGGGAACATTAAGAACAACAATCGGAATAAGTCCATTAGATGAGGACGGAACAAATATAACTCCAAGCACAAATCCAGGAATGACAACAATAACTAAACTTAGAGTTCCAATAATAATTTACGCATAATGCAATACAACATCGCTAACACAACAACAACAAACCTTAAAGGTGGTCTTCCTAATTTTAGTGTAGGAACGAGAGTAATAGATGATAATGTAACTAAATCTTTTGAATGGACTAATCCAGATTGGTCTAAATATCTTGGTTACTATAAAGAAATTCCTGAACTTAAACAAGCTATAGATAGTTTAGCAATGTGGACAGCTGGAAAAGGATGGACTGTAAAAGATAGTCTTGTAAGAACTTATTTGGAGAATATAAGAGGTTGGGGAGAAGATACTTTTGACAGCCTCATGCAAAATATGCTTATAGTGAAGAAAACAAATGGAGACGCATTTGCTCAAATAATGAGACATGATAAAAAGAAGCATATACTTCTTAACATCAAGCCATTAAATCCTTCAAGAGTAAAAATCGTTGTTGGAAAAGATGGAATTATTGATAAATACAAAGTTCAGAATTCAGATGGAACTTGGAAAGACATCGCTGTTGAGGATATGTTCCATATTTCCAATAACAGGGTAGCCAATGAAATTCATGGAACATCTGTTATTGAAAGCTGTCAGTGGATAATTGATGCAAGAAACGAAGCAATGAGTAATCTTAGAAGAATAATGCATCGTTCAACAATTAGAGTTCTCTATGTAGATCAAGACGACTTAACTAAAGCAGGAACATTCAGAGAGCAATACAAAGAGGCAATAAAGAACGGAGAGGTCTTAATACTTCCAGGTAAGTCAAGTGATAACTCTTTCCAGGACTTACAAGTCCCCCCAACTCAAGCATACTTGGAATGGATAAGATATCTTGAGAACTTCTTCTATCAAGCTGTCGGTATACCGAAAATAATATTAGGTGGAAGTCAAGAGTTTACAGAAGCAAGTTCTAAAGTAGGTTATCTTACATTCGAGCAAGTCTACGCTGCAGAGCAAAGATTATTAGAACAGGATATATGGAACCAGTTAGGAATAAAGATAACATTTGAAAGACCTGTCTCTTTGAAAGAAGATATCTTAACTTCCGAGGCTGCAAACACAGGTCAAGTTGGATTTCAACCAAATGAAACAGAGGCAACAATAAGCAAAACAGAATGAGAAAAGAAAGTAAACCAATAATAGAAACAATAATCAATACATCAGCGTTAGCTTTAACATCTTTTGCTGTTGTTACTTTGACAACAAATACTGATGGATGGATATCAATAGTTAAAGGCTTAGTTCTTCTATCAACAGGTATGAGTTTAGAATTCCTTAAATACGTTGGGAGAAAGAAAAAATTATGGTAAAGAAAAAACAAACATCAAGTTTCGACCCTTTCATTAGAGACAGCTTTGGAAATGCAATAGGTACAAGAGACCCCTCTCCTTTCTTTACAGGTTCCAGTGGAAGCAGTGGCGGTGGAACAACTAACATAGCAGAAACACCTAAAAACAAAAGAGACATAACAAATGTTGAACTTCCAAGTGGAGAAGTAGCTGTTGGTTTAAGTCAAAAGGATTTTAGACAACTATTGAATGTAAGCCAAGGTTCTCAAGCTTCTGGTCCAGGAAAAGGACCATCTGGATTGCAACAGAAAGAAAGAGCAGCATTAATTAATTTAGCTAAGAAAACAGGACAATTAGACAAAAGCATAACAGGGCAAATAGGAGAACAACCTTTAGATTTACAACAAGCTATCGGTGCTGGGTTGGGTAATGTTGTTCCAGGTGTCGCTGGTGGAGCAACGGTTGGAGCTGTAGCTGGTGGGGGAATTGGGGCTATTCCAGGAGCTCTTGCTGGTGGAGTTGGTGGTTTCTTAGTTGGAATAAGAAGTAGCATTAAATCACAACAACAAGGAAAGATAACTGCTGGAGCTCAGGCACTTGCAGACGGACAGGCTAACTTAAACAATCTTATAAGACTTACAAATGCAGACCCAGCAAATGCAGATGAGTATCAAAGATTATTCAATGAGCAACTTTCATACATCGAGAGAGATTACGGAATTTTGAAACTCGATACAGAATCATTTCTAAAAGATATTTCAGGAGCAGATGGAACACCTGAACTTGCAAACTACCAAAGGTTCTATGATATTCAAAGAGACTCTTACATAAACAAAATGAACCAAGCAATCATCACACCTAATCTTGCATTGAATAGTGTTGGATTTTCTGAATCAGGTCTTGGTGTTCCTCAATTTTGAGTAAAATATATAAAGTCTATATATGTGTGTATATTATGTCAGATGAAATACAAGAAGTTAAAGAGGAAACTTTTGATGAGAAATACGACAAAGCACTCAAACTCAACGAAGAGCTTAAAGTTAACCTCAAGAGAGCTGAAGAACTTGCAAATAGAAAGCTTTTTGGTGGAGACACGGATAACGTATCCGAACCTGTAAAACCAAAAGAAGAAACTCCTGCTGAATATAAAAAGAGAATTATGGGGTATTAAATGGCTGACGAAGATAATGTTTTGTATCTAGCAACACGAGGACACATGGACCATGTTGAGAGATGGATTCGTTCTATGAGAAGTTTATTCTTACCATTTAAAGTTAAAAAGAAATTGAAAGATGAGAACGGAAGAGATTATGAAATTGACGCTGTAACTGATATCGATGTTCAACTAAGACCCATTCAATTATGGGAAGTTGTCATCCCTGATGGAAAATTAATGGCTCCATTATGTAATTCTTTGGGACTTCCAAACACGACGACATTCTTCGATTCAACTTACAAAATGGAAGACGGAACAGAACACTCTAACAATGAATTTATTTCAGGTAAAGGAATTAAGTTCGGACAGGAAGCTTTAAGAATTGCCCTCGGTGCCAACAAAATTCCACCAATGGACCCAACAAAAGGACAACTCTTACAACCAATCTACAGACAGCATGTTAATGTTATTGGAATAGGAACTCGTTCAGATAAAATGATTAAGACGGTTGAGGGAGAACATAAGGCTGTATGATAGAAAATTATTTATCAGTTCAAGATACGTTTGCTTTAGCATGTGTTTTTTATTTAATTTCTAAACTTTGGCAGAAGACTTGGAAAGATAATCATAGAGTTCGTTAGTAGAAAGATATTTAAATAAACGTGTTCTAAATAATATTAACATGGGAAGTCTTAACTCCCATGAAGACTTCTCATCACACTAACAAATGGCAAATGAGCATGTCTTGATGATAAGGAAAACACTTCCTGTTACAAGAGAATGTTCCGACTCTACTGGGATTGAAAAGGGTACACTTCTTTCATGGGCTGCTGGTGGAAATACTGTCATCGCTCACGCTGGAACAGCTGCAAAGGAAAGAGTTGCTGGAGTAGCTTATACCCAAAAGATTGCTTCAACTGGTGACGGAGTTGTTTCTGTTCTTTGTGGTCCTGGAGATGAATTTCAAGCAGTCGCTTCTGGTTCTATTTCAAAAGGAGACCCTGTTGGTGCTGCAACTTCTGCAGGTGGAGCATTCGCTAATTATATTGCTACACTTTCAGGAGCTCTAAGTCTTTCAGGTTCAGTTATACTCGGAATAGCAACATCAGATGCTACAGCAGGTCAAACTCTAAGATATGTAATGAACATACAGACTCCAGCTTACGCAGCATCTTAAACATAAAATAAAATGGCAGACACAATAGGACAAGCAGACATCAAAGGATTGAACATCAATAAGCTACTTGTAGGTTTTGCAGATGAGCCTTTTGTATTCAAGAACGACTTAGTCAATTCTCCAACTAACGCTATTGAAATTAGATGGTGGCAGAAAACTTCAGGTAACTTAACTGGAACAACCACATCTTCAGAAAGTGTTTCTCCAATAAGAACACAAGCTTTCGGTACCTTACCACCAATTATAGAACAATCAGCAACAAGGAGAACAAGTTATGCTAGACACTTCTCAGCTGAAACTCCACTCTTTACTTACTCTGATTTGAAAGACATGGACCCTGACATGTTCGCTGCTAACATAAGAGATTCTGTTAGAGCTATTCAGAATCAGCAAGACTTCGTAATCCTTGATACACTATCTGGTGGAGTTCCATTATCAGGTTCAACTATCTCTGGTGGATGGGGAACACCAAACGGTAAACCATACACTGACTTACTTTCAGGTGCAATGGCTATTAGAAAACAAGGTTATGATATTACAGGTCTTAAAGCATGGATGCACCCTGATGACTACAAACTCATGGCTTCAGTTTTGGTTGATTATAGAGGTTCAAGTATTCCAAGTCTAGCAAGTTCATTAGTTACAGACGGAGTTTTGACAAAGGTTGCTAATGTTGCTATCGCTGTTTCAAACAACTGCACTGCAGGACAGACTTTAATCTTGGTTCCAAATAAGACTGCAACATGGAAAGAGTTTACACCATTAACTTCTGCAACTGTTGAAAATCCTGGTATGGGAACATTCGTTAGAGTGTGGGGAGATGGTGTTCCATTGTTAACAGACCCTTACTCAGCTTGTTTAATAAAACACTATTAGATATGGATTCTCAAAATGAATTTAATAAAGAAGACACTACTATATCTGAGAACGCAGAGGAAGAGGACTTACCTTTACTTGAGCCAGAAGAGATCGAAGAAGAAGAAAAGTTTCAACACGAACTAGAAAAATCTAAATACTTGAATTAGTTTTATTTCTAATGGTACAAACACAGCCACCAGTTGTCGGTCCTGGAACAATAGGCACAAAAGCATTGAGTTCTAAATATCCTGTGACAGAGGGTTTGATTGCAGTTACAACTAAACGAAGTTCTGATTCAGCGTCGTTAGAGCCTGAAATAGATTTAGTCAGGGAGTTCTCATAATGGGTGGACCAGGGTCAGGAAGAACAGGTGGAACTGATGCACTCTTAGATAGAATGACAAATAGAGAATTAATTAGATTTGATGCACCTGTTGAAGAATTAATTTTACCTAATTATTCTGGATTGAAACCTGAAGTTTTAAAAACGAGTGATACTGCAATTCCAACTTTAATGCCAACAGGTGCAACTCCATTATCTGGTGGTGTTACTTGGGTTTCTGGTGGTGTTTTATATTCCGATTCAGCTAATCTTTATTGGGATGATACAAATAATAGGTTGTCTGTTAGTGGACCTTTACTGATTTCAAGTGTAGGAAATAGTAGTTTAGATTCTCAAACAAGTGGTGCTATCCAATTACCTGGCTCAATATCTTACATCTATTTTACTGGCCCAACAGCAAATAATAGAAAACTTATAGGTTTTACAAGTAATAGTGGAACTGGGGGTATTATTTTCATTGGACAAGGGGGAACAGGAATTGTTGATGGAATAAATATTATTCCAGGGAATTCTGGGAATGTGCTAATAGAAAATAACATTAATACAGGAAATGCTCCTGGAAGACGTGCAGTAGAAAAATTAGAAATCTCTGGTTCTCTTCTTTTGTCTGGTTCACAAGTTGCATTTAAAATAAATACTTCAGGTGGAATTGCAGCAGTTGTAAATAGTGGAGATTTAGTTGGAAAGAACATGGTCTTCTCAGGTGGAATCTTAGTAGGATACTCTTAAAATGAAAACATACACAAAACTTGATTCAAAGACGATGGAAGTTTCAGAGCCTAGCGTGAGCGTTGAAAGATACGAAGCCAATGCTTTAAGGTTTCAGATTGGAACTTTGCAGAATGAGATTGCAAGACTTCAGTTACTTTTAGATGAAGCTGTTAAACTTGGACTTTAATGGAAATAAAGAAAACATTAGATTCACTCTTGATTAAAATAGAAGATGAGGGCGTGACTCCTAATCAGTTCTCCGTCACTGAGAGAGCTTACATTAGAGTTGCTATGAAATTGAGAGGAGAGAATTATGATGATTTTCAAAAGTATTTTCTTAGATACAAGAACCTTAGAAAATGGTTATTAGCTGATTATTACGATTGAGTGACAACTCCAAAACAAAACATTTATAAATATGTAAAACTACATATTTGTAAGAAAGGAACATGGGAAAGGGTTTCTAAATTCGCTTCACCTACCCACATAATCAAATGGAAAGTAAATCATTCATCAATGTCGCGGTAAGACACGACACACACAAGAAACTTATGTTCATAAAGATTAGAGCTAAAGCTAAGAATATTGATTCAGTAATTAAAGAAATGATAAGGTTTTATCAAGAATACAAAAAACCATTCAAATCATAATAAGGAGGAATAAACAAAAATGGAACCAGCAACAGAGAAACAAATTAACTTTGCTAGAAAGCTTGGTATAGAAAACCCTGAAATGTACGACAAACAGGCTCTTAGGGGCTTGATTGATGTAAAGACTAAGGGAAACCCTAACCCAGCTCCAAGAACACAGCCTGAGGCTTCTAAACCGTCTTCAGACCCATATACAGGATATATGGAAGCTAAGAACGCTAAGAGCTATCATCTGACACCTGAACAGGTTAAGACGAATGCTTTGGAAGCCGCTCAGAGATGGTATCCTACATTAGCCGATAATGTAGATGATATCAAGAACTTTTGGCTATGTGTACACGAGTTTGAGAAGTATATCAGCTCCTAGACACAAATGTGTGGATTGTGGGGATGTCTATCGACAAAAGATGGCTCTCCACAACCACATGATGAAGATACATAAGAAATCATATTATAAATCACAAGAATATATTAAAAGACCACGAATCAAAAAACAAAATGATAAAACATAAAATAATTTTAACTTTAGAAGAACAAAAAGATGGCCAATTTAAATTCAGTTGGGATGTTGGAAAAACTGAACTACAAACAAGAACAGCTGTTAGAATGGCTACAGAGTTTATAGTTGAAGCAACATATAAATTAGATTACGATCATTTTCAACTCAAAGAATCAATTAAAAAGAAGCCGAAGAGAGAGAGAGAGAACATCCGATGAAAAGGTATTGTTAAAATGATAAAAACAGAAGAATTTGAAATACAAGGGAAGGAAGAAAGCCGATACATAAAAGTCTTAGAGAACACTCAAAAGATAATTAAAGAGTTAGAAATGAACTTGGAGATTAACAGAGAGATTGAGAAGTTCTTACTTAGAAGAATAGAGGAGACGAAAATATGAAATGCTCACACGAAACAACTAAACTAGTTGGTGATTATGAAACAGGAATTTATGTTTGTATTAGATGTAAAAAGGTTTTAGGTGGGTATCAATGGGCACCAATGAGAACCAAAACCTCAAAACCCCCAATCTGTGAATGTGGGCATGAAGAAGGATGTCATAATCCAGATGATATTACATTTATATGTTCTGATATAAATTGTTTATGTAAAAGATTCACTCCCGTTCAGACTATTTCTTATGATGAATTAAAATTTAGAAATTCAATTCTTAGAAATCAAAGTCCCGAGACAAAGAAACGAGGACGGCATAAAAAGATTGACGAATCTGGGTCGTTTGGCGTTGACAAAACTCGGGACACTTCAAGCTCCGTAAGTTCAAGACAAGAAGATGTTGTTTCAGGGGCTGTGGCTGATGATGATTTGAATGGTGAACAATATAGAGAATTTAGAAAATATTGGGTAAAAGAATGGGATAAATTAGAAGGAGATATTGATGAGTTTGCTTGGAAGTTTTGGTTAAAAAGCCATCAACTCACAAGACAAGCCGAACAGAAGAAGATTGGATATTATGAAAGAGAATTGAAACTTGCTGATGAGAGATGGAAAAGAAATGATGAAGCATTTAGAGATAATATTGATTTGAGAATTGAATTAGAACAAGTTTCAAACCAAAAAGACGCAGATGTTTTAAGAGTTTTTGATGAGTTTAATTATGAGACTTCTAATGAATATTTAGATGTTATAGAAAGATTAAAAGTTAAACTCTCGTTGGAGAAAACAGGC